AAATCAGTGATGTAAAAAATTCTCAGTATCTTTCTTTGGGAAAAGCAGCACTTTATGTTAATCGAAGCAAAACTACATTAACAAGAAATATTCGAGCAAAAAAACTATCTGCTAAAATGCATGAAGATGGATCATATAGTATTTGTATTAATGATTTAAATAATTATTTAAAAAAAATCAATGATAGGGAACTTATTTCTTCAAACAAATCTGAAAACGAATCATTTGTTAATAATCATGTAATTGTTTTAAAAAATAAAATTGAAGATTTAGAAAATAAAATTATTATTTTATCTGAGCAATTAAATGACATTAAAATTGATAGAGACAGTTGGAAAAAACAAGCAGATACATCATATAATTTATTACAAAAATATTTAAAATAAACCCTTGACAAATGATGCGTGAATCACTAAATATAGTTAGACGATGCCATTATGGGTCGTCTATCGCATACTCGCTTTAAAAAGGAGAAACAAGCATGAGTAACCTTCTACAGGTCTTCGACCAAAAATTATTTGATAACCTTCATCGCACTACTATTGGTTTTGATCGTATGTTTGATGATATGCTGCGTGTAAATAGCATTCAAGTACAACAAAATTACCCCCCATACAATATCATCCGCAACGATGAAACCAATTATGAAATTCAGATTGCCATCAGTGGCTTTTCTGAAAAAGATATTGATATCACTTTAACTGATAATCAATTGGTTATCACTGGCGAAAACACCGACGAGGATACCAATGAGTATCTTCACCGTGGCATTGCTGCTCGCAAGTTTATTCGCACATTTTCACTCAGTGATGATGTTGTAGTAAATGCTGCAAAGGTTAAGAATGGCTTGCTTATCGTAGAACTGCAACATATTGTTCCAGACGAAAAGAAGCCAAAGAAAATTCCAGTAATTTCAGAATAATTTATAGCAATAAACACGGCGGGAATTGTCCCGCCGTGTAAATAATAGAAGATGAGCAAAATGAGCACAGACACCGCAACCAAATCTAAAGTTAAAATCGCACCACGTCTTGATTTAACTGCGCCACCGCGCTTTAAAGTTATTTTTATGAATGATAATGTAACAACTGTTCAGTTTGTCATGGCTGTACTACAAGAAGTTTTTGATCATAATGAAGATAGTGCAATGATATTGACTGCTAGAATTCATGAAGAGGGTCAAGCAAGTGTTGCTGTTCTGCCATTTGAAATTGCAGAAAGCAAGGCTGTAGAAGCAACGCTACTCGCTCGTACTAATAGTTTTCCACTCAATGTAAAGATTGAACCAGAAGTTTAAATTTCAATTAATTTTGGAAAGTAAGCGAATCCGATGTTTTCTTCTTCTCGCCCACGAGGATGACAAACATATCTGATTCCGTCTATAACTTCGTCATATTGTTTATGAACATGTCCAAAACACCATGTATCAATTTTTTTATTGGTGTTTGCATCTAATACAACTGACATAAGACTATTACCAGTACGCCCCATGTGACATAAATCCATGTTAGGATTTATATATCTGAATTTTTTCAATGGGCTTGTATGCGTAACTACAACTATTTTTCTAATGCGTGGATCATCATTAAAAATTTCAACTTGGTTTAACAGTGTTTTGGCATCCATCTTAGCACTAATGAATATTTCACTTAACAGCTTCTCGCTATAAGTTGCATCTATTAGAGAATTCCAACAATCTACTGTTTGAACTTCTGGCTGACAAAAATCAAAAGTCCACCAACCATTGCATCCAACAAATGCTATATCATCAAGGACAATTGCACTCTTATACAGATAAGTTATATTTGGGTTATCTTTTAACCGTTCTTGAAATTTATAACAATTTTCAGTAATGTTGGTTTGATGATTATGTTCGTGATTACCTTCAACAAATATCACATGGCGGTAATAATTGCTCATTTCTACCAATGTATTATAGCTATAATCCCAATTATTAGAGATGTCACCAGCTACAACAGCAACCAAACTAGTTCCTAAACCTTTATACTTTAGTAACTTATCTGGAGACCACCAATTGTCATGTAAATCGCTATACAAATCAAAATGCATTTTTTTAATACCTACTGTAATTATGAATATATAAATGCATGAACATAATTTTTGATAAGAAAACAGTTGAAGTATTGCGTGACCGATATACTGTATTAGAACTTGATACAGTAATGCAACCAGGTATGTCAGAACCGCTTGTTCTTTATGCAGTTCTTGAAGTTAATAATATAGCTGATATTGCAACAATACAATTCTTTAAAGAAATGCATGAAAAACTTATCATTGAATACAAAAGTGGAAATTGGCAAACGGCAATTGAACTTGCTTCAATTTTACGCGAACAATTTAATAACGAACTTACAGAATTTTATGATTTAGTTATTGACTTTTCTACAGAATCTGCTAAAGTAAATAGAAGTTGGGATGGCGTAAAGCACACCGTTCCTAAAGAATAAGTTAATGCCTGGTTGGCTCAGTGGCGACAGCACCGCTTTTGTAAGGCGGAATACAACAACGGGGGTTCGAGTCCCTCACCAGGCACCATTTTTTAAGGAAGAGTTATGTCACGCTATTGGTCCGAAACAAAATTATTTTACTGGCTTCGTGAAAAATTTGGTATTGAAAAACCAGTTGCCCTCGAATGGGGCGCTTGGTCAGTGTGGAAGCGTGAGACCAAAGCCGCACATCCTATCGGCTATTGGGTAACTGAAACCTTTCCTCGTATCGTAGATAAGATTGATCGCAATACTGTTGGACATATTGATAATATTCGTTATTATCTGCGTAATCGGTTCTGGCGTCAAACTCATGTTCTTCCAACAGGTTTGCCTGTTGGTGAATATCATGATTTAGATGAGCGTATTCTTCATAGTATCATGCAAGGTATTGTTGATTATGTTGAAAAAGAAGTGGCGTGGAAAAGTCGTTGGTTAAACACTGAGTCAAGCAAGACGGCTGTGTGGAAAAACGGTCGTTGCCCTGAACTTGGCTTGGCATCCCTAAAGTGGGAAATGGGTTTGTTCTACGATGAATCATGGGGCATGGAACCAACCGATCCAAAATTTGGTACATTGACTGACCAAGCGCAGCGAGCCATTGATGTAATGAAACTTTATATCTGGTGGAAGTTTGATCGTCCAAAGCGTCCTGATGTGCATGATGCAAGTGATTGGACTCAGTATTGTAAAGATATGGAAGAAAAGTATGGTGCAGATCATATCTTTGAAAGTCGTGACCAAGAAACTCCAGAAGAACGAGCACGTGGTCGTGCGGCACTAGATAAATCGTTTGAAATTGAAGCAGCATATGAAGCAGAAGATACTGCGATGTTGATGAAGGTAATTGAAATTCGCAAGGGTTTGTGGACTTAAATTATGCCATCTAAAAAAGAACTTCCACAAGGTTATTATGTTTATGCACATTTAAGACAAGGTGATTTATTGCCATATTATATTGGCAAGGGTAAAGGAAGTAGAGCATGGAATACACATGGTAGGAGACTACCAATACCATCTGATAAAAATAGAATACAAATTCTTGCTGATAATTTAACCGAAGAAGAAGCATTAGAACTTGAAAAGAAACTTATTGAGTCATATGGGCGTGAAGTCAACGGAACTGGTATTCTTTTTAATGTAACCAAAGGCGGCGAGGCGGGATTTTCTGATAACGATTACTATTACAAATATATTAGAAAGAAACATCTTATTGGCATAGAGCAAGCAAAACTTGATGGACGTTATAGGGGGAGAGAACCTACTGCTAGAAGCCAATCTCAAAAAGTTTTGGATATGAAAGAAAAAAATTTTAATGTGCAAGAAATTATGTTAGAATGTAAAATAAGTCGTGCAAGTTATTATAGAATATTAAAGGATAATGCGACCTTAGCTTAACGGTTAAAGCGGGTGTCTCTAAAACACCGACAATATGGGTTCAAATCCCATAGGACGCACCAACTATTGGTAAATATAAGATGAAATCAACAGCACGACATGTAGGCAGCGTAAATTTAAGAGGAAAGAAATATCTAACTTTACGCTGTGGCTGCTGTGAGGCACAGAATTTTAAAGAACGTGAACTAAAACGTGAACACCTAAAACTAATTAAACAGGAGAAAGCAAATATGTCATAGGTAGAATTAGCATGTAAAGAAGCAGTGTTTCATTTTAACAAGAAGCACTTAGAAGACCCATCAATCCCAATGTGGATTATTATGGCCAAAGGCAAAACATATTATGTTGATCATGTTGAAGCCAACTTGCCTTGGACCACCAAAGAAACTCCAACCAATGTAAAAACCAAAGGCGCAATCAAATTCAAAGATTGCCTTGTCACAATTGATACAGATAATTGTGCAAAACTTACTGTTCTTACCAAAGCAGATGAAATAAGATTACGCAACGCAGAGCGTGGTATTACTCGTATTATTACCAAATTTGGTGCTTCACTTACCGAAGTATTGCAATCTCTTGACATCAAACATACGCCTATCAAACGCATAGGCGGTGGTTGTGGCAGTAGTTTTTATATCACGGATATCATGCGAGAAGAAGATATGACCATGCTTTCCATCGCTATGATTGGAAAAGGTGACTTTCGTATTCTTATGCCAAATGAAACATATTATGGTTGGTATAATAATGGCAATGCAGATGATATGGATGAAGATGAAAAATTATATGATTATGATGACGATGATGAATATGCTTGACACACAATATTAAATATCCTACAATAGATTTTTAACGGTGGCACGGCTGTGCTAAAAGGTTGGAGCGAGTATAACTAAAAACCGAATGTGAGGGATGCATACCGAGATCAACGGGCTGGACAGGTGAGAGACCTGTGGAAGGTAATGGTGATTGCGTAAGGCAGTTGAAACCCGAAAACTATTGACCAAACTAAAACCATCGTGGGGATAGCAACCCACACGTTAAAAAACTATTGACAAACTGCAGACTATATAGTATATTAGGAAAATAGAAAAAAGAGAGTATATGACAATGTTGATTATGGGTTATAAAGGCAAGCCAGATTGGACCAAGATTCGTGCGTCGTTTAAACGTTGTACTGATTTGCAAACGCATGATATTGAAAAGATTGTCAAAAACGTTAAGGATGGCAAAACCGAGACCATTCCAAATGATCATACCTTGTATGATGACCTTAAGGAACTTGGCATCCTTATCAAGTAAATGACATAATCCCACTAAATAATAATTAGTGGGATTTATTATTTTGATAAATGAATATTGGACCAAGATCAATCACCTTGTAGAATTTAATCGCTTTATTGAACAAGCGCAGATTAAATCTGATATTATAACTAGGGTATTTCAATTATTGAATACTAACCCTAGAGTTATATTGTTTCCTAAATTTAACCCAATCGTATTATTATTAGAAAAACATCACACATGTTATGTGGTTGATGATCAAAGCGTAAAATATACTTGGCAAAGTGAAAGCCAATTCATTGATAAGATTACGGATGTTCCAACTACGGTTGATGTAACAATTGCGCTTGATGAATATTTTACCTATGCTAACAGTGAAACTGAACAACGAAATATGGTTGCAGAAATAAAATCTGTTACTAAAGGTTACTTAATTACTACTATCCAAGATTATAAAAATAACGCACCTCACAAGCGTAATCAAGTTGATACTTTTATCAACGACGATACAATTGTACTTGAACAAAATATAATGGATAAAATTAATCGTCAGAACTGGAAAAATCATATATACTTCATAGAGAATCAAAAAGATTTAACTGTTCTTGGTCCTATAGACCGTCGCACAATGTACTTTAAGCAACTGGCAAAATATACCAGTGACTTAGGCGGAACAAATTACGTTGTACAAAAGAACTTGTTATATCGTGGATTCTTTAAAAAGAATTATGAACACATTATTACAGTACAGTTCTGAGGTGAAATTTGGTTGAAATTAATTTAGAATCTACGATAGCGGCAACTGTTCGCGCAAATGTAGAACAATACTTACAACAAGTTGATCTTAACACGATCATTGCAGATGCACTTCAAAAAAGTGTATCAAGTATTGTTATGAACCTAACAAGCAAAATTTTTAATGACATTGTTAGCAAACGTGATTTATCTAATGAAGTTAGCACACTTGTTAATAGTATTATGGCTGATCAGTTACTAACAGTTGGTACTAATCTTGTTAGTGATATGGTCAATAATGCTAATATTAATAATTTAATTATTGAAGGTGTTGATAAAAAAGTTCAAAATACTTTATTAAATTTTAACTTTCCTACACGCAGCATACCTTTTAATAGTATTAATATGGAAGGCGCACTTATTGATCCTAGCTTAATTGATAGTGGTAAAATTAAAAAATTTAGTAGTAGTGGAATTAATGATGAAGCAACAGCCGTTCAACTTACTATTACCGATGAAGGTATCATTACCACCAATAATATTACTGCTGAGAATTTATTAATTGCTGATAATAGTTTTGTAAAAAACTTAACTGTCGATGGTGATTTAGTATTATCTGGTAATATTTTGCAAAGCAACAGTTTTGATGAATATATTACAAATATTACAAATAAAATAAGCAGCGACATATTTAATAATAGCGATATTAATATATCTAATCGTAAGTTATTAGATGGCGACAGATATATTGTTAATAGCGATAGTCTTGGTCCGCATATTATCAATAGCAATCTTCGCAAGGTTGGAAACCTTAATGAACTTGTTGTAAGCGGTCAAGCTATTATTCACGAAACACTTGTTGTTACTAATAATAAAGTTGGTATTAATACTGAAAGTGCAAGTGGTGCGTTAAGTGTGTGGGATGAAGATAGTGAATTTACTCTAGTAAAGCACAGCCCAAAGACTATGTATGCTGGCAGCACTCGTGTAACAGATGTAATTCTTGGAAGCAATAATCAAGAACAAATTGGTTTGCGAACAAGTGGAATTATAGAATTAAATGGTCCAGTTAGATTTAATGGGTTATTAATAAACATTGTAGATCGTATTCCAGAACAAGTTGGTGAGCCTGGCGAAATTGCTGTCATGCGTGATGGCACGGCTATATACAGATGCCAAGGTCAAACTACATGGGGGAAGATTCTATAATGCGTATTTTTAAATGGATTTATAATATTTTTGATGATATGATATACAAATATAAGCGTCGTCGTTTGCTCAAAGAATTACGCAAACGTGACCCATTTGTATATTGAGGAAAGATGTTATTAGGTATCAATGCTAACAATCATGATGCAAGTATCACTCTTGTTGATGGGTCTAATATTTTGTTTGCTGGTCACGCTGAACGGTATAGCAGAGTAAAAAACGATTCACATCTTAATGAAGCACTAATTGATGATGCGTTACAATATGGCATACCAGATAAAATATTGTGGTATGAACA